CGGAAAGGGGTCAATAGTGTTATCTTGCACGATGGTATTCCCCCCATCGCTTCTAACATTAAGATTGTGGATCAGATATCTTCTTTAAGTCTTCAAAATAGAATTCAAGTGCTGTTTTCCCAATTGTCATATTTCTAACGGTCTTACGATCGTAGACGTACGATTTTAATTGAGGATCAGGCAAGAATTCCACTAGATACTTATCGAGCTCTTTAAGGTTAATCAAAATATCTTCTTGAGCATCTGATAGACGGTTCATAGTCTTAATAGCTATGAGTGATACGGGATGTAATGACATCTGCATTGATTGAAGTACCATATTCGAAACGTGGTCACCCTCATATTCTTTGATTGGGTTTATAAGAAACTTTTGAATTATTTCATTACGTTTCTTACTCCCTTCATCGAAATATGTGGAGATTCTATCTTGGAATTTTAACAGGTATGCAGATCTTACTCTTTCGAATAAGTCTCTGGCACCTAAGATACACCAAGGAAAACCGGCTATGCCGCTTTCCAAAGTGGATCTGAATGTTAAAATTATTGATAGAAGTTCTTTCCCTTTCTTTGATAGGAAAGGAAAAGACTCCGGGGCATAAAGTTCGAAACCAGGCAACGAGAGATTCCATCGAGATTTTAGGTAATTTAGAAAGTCTGGAATATTATAAAGAGATTGTCTACAAGAAATCATTAAGTCAACAGGAATTCCTGTGATCTCTTGATTTCCATGGAAAATTCGTTTTGCGAATTCACCATAGACAGGTTTATCTTTTGAGATGAACCCTTTCTTCATATTTATTTCAACTCCTAATATACCCATTATCTCAACGTAGCGCTCTGCTACTTGATGCGACATTATGGCTACATCATCACCGAGGATTACGTACTTATTAAAGTATGGAGTTCCAGCACAATACCTTATTATAAGGTGATGTGTGATGGCAAATGTTACCCAAGAGCTTAAGGCTCCCAGAGGTTGACCTACTGCCCATCTTATTACTCCTCCTTGTTGAGTAGCAAAGTCCCTATTAGCTATCACATCAGCCCATAGTTCACCAATCTCCTCACCGAAAATCTTAGTAATAACGATTTTCTGTAATTTGAGAGGCAAGCGGTCTGTTGCAGAAGAAAGATCAAAGGAATAGCAACAACCCTCAGTGTTGGCAATAAGAATTACATTCTTAAATCCATCATCTTGAGAGTAGGTTGCATCATTCTTTATTTTCTTAACCTTCTCCATTAGAACGTCGTGAATCTTTGCCAAGGCATTTTGTGAAAAGTAATCGATAATCGCAATATTTCTCGTCTTCCCACCACCTTCACATAGTTGAGAAACTCTACTATGTAAAGCAAATGGGTCGATTTGATCTATTGGGATTTCTTTTACTAATTCCTTCATACCTTGGAGAGATTCATATACTATTGGGTTTGTAATATTTAGTAGAGACTCAACACTATTCATTAAGGAAGGATTATTTAAGAGAGCAAATAGGTCCCTATGGACAGTCCTAAGACTTGGACCATTTGGTCCATGACTTGAAGGCATGTATCCGAAGTATGAATATAGCTGGTCACGATCAAATTTGACAGTTCCAACTAAAGCAGAAGTTGCTGGAAACCCATAGATGAAAGATTTAAAACTTTCATAAAACTCTTCATCATGACTTACTTTACTCGGCGATGTAATCGCTGAATAATCTGGGTCAGGTGGGAGTCTAAGAAGTTTATATAGGTTCAACAATGTTAAACCTAATCTTTTATCAAATAGGTTACCACGCAAGAGAGGGAGTATCGGACTTAATAATTCCGGTACACCTCCTGATCCTTTGATCACTTTTCTTTTAAGTGAATGGTCTAATTCGATACCGAGACTTATTTGGATTCCAATCCTTTGGAGATCTTTAAATAAGCTAATGGTATTCCTGTGGCCTTTGTTATCAAGTTCTTTGATAATAAGGGCAACCCATGAATCCCACATTGAATCTTTAAATAGAGTCACTAATCGAGCAAACTTAAGTAAGGAGATAACACTCTTTATGAAAGGTTTTATAAGGTCTAAGGACCTGAGAAACTTGTTTCTTCGAAGTGTAATTTTATTTAATGTTTTCATTTGTTTATTTTATAGGTTGACTTAGAGAGGATCCATATCATAATAAGCACTTAAGTGGTATACTACGTATATGGAGTTTCTCA